GGGACAACCGAGTGAACCTCTCCATCAAGATGATTTTGTGGAGAGGCAAGTCGTGGTTCACCAACAACCCGGTCAGCGGACATCAGGATCACATCCATGTTGACTTCTGGCCTACCGGATATTCACCGCCACCTTGTGCAGGGGGAAGCCTTCGCTACGAGTACTCGAGCGGTCGCACCGTCTATGGGGATCCTGGTCCCGAGAACGGCATGAACGAGACCAACGACCCACGACCCACACCACCACCTACCGACGAAGGAGATTACGTAATGCCGACACTAGAACTTTGGGCTGGATACAGCTCGAAAGGAAAGGGGCATTTACGCCAATCGGTACGTGCCCTTCAAATCATGCTCGCAGGAGCCGGTTACGCCGACAAGAGGTCAGCCGACAACCTGTGTGCTGCCGATGGATGGTTCGGTCAAGGAACCGATGCCGAAACTCGTAGCTTCCAACGTGCTTACAACCTCGTGGTTGACGGCAAAGTTGGTAGGCTCACTTGGGCTGCACTTGTAGCCGCAACCAACTAAGGAAGAGATATGAACGACTTTGTAATTGGATTAATCCGCACATATGTACCCATTGCTGTGGGTGCTGGTGTTGCGTGGCTTGTCACCCTAGGTGTTGACCTAGACGCAGGCACCCAAACCAGTGCAGTCATTGCACTAACGGGTGCGCTACAGGCCGTGTACTACACAGCAGTGAGGTATGCCGCTGAGAAGTGGCCAAAGGCTGGAATTCTGCTGGGCGTCAACAAGGCACCAGCTTACGACCAGGGCTAACCTAAACAGTTCAGAAGCCCCCTCCCCGTTTAGGTGCCGGGTTGAGGGGGCTTCTGTTCGTCACATCAAACACGGGTATGCGTTTATACGCATATGCGGTTAGGTGGGGCAGAACGGATATGGAAAGACCCACCCAAAAGGGCGGGCCCATCCACTTGCGTTGCGAGTTCAACTATACGGGATCGTCGCCACTATGCAACCCCCTATTTCACCACACTGACATTCAGGTACTTCTTCAACAACCACACACCCTGCATCATCTCGGGGTCAGGCTTCATCCCAACAAAGTGACGTAACCTCACCAGCTCATCGAGCGTAAATCTCGGCTCGTTGTGTGTCTTGGGTATGGCAACATCATTGTCTCGGGTAATCACCACAGTCTCCCCCAAGGTGTCAAGGTAAACCTTTGAATAGCCCTTGGTTTTGAGATCCCACTCGAGCTGGTCACGGTGTCCAAACAGGGTAAGCCCCTTCACCTTTTTGTTCATGCGAGGGAGCTTCTCCATGCCGTTAACCATGCGACCCAGCATCCTGGCATTGCTGTACCACTGCTCGAGGTCGTCCCTCTTGACAGCCTTTGGTGACCGCCAGTACAGCGTCCACCAACTACGACCCTTCCTCACGGTAGGTGCAATCTCTTCCACCGCACCATCCTTCTGGAAATCAACCTCGAACAACGCACCAGTTTCTCGCATCACACGATCACGGTGTCTTGAACAGGTGCTGGCAGAACCCTGGAGGATGTCTACCTTGGATAACTCGATGAACTTCTCGAGGCGAGCGTCAGTTTTCCGTGTCCACACTACGACATCGACAGGCTGAGTTAGAGCAGCTATCTGGATGTTCTTCTTCCCACACGATGCGCACTTCTGGATTGCCTTCTGTAGTGCTTTCGCCCTCTTCTTCTTCATCTAAACCCCTTAGTTTTCGTTGAACATCATCCGGTAGGTACTCTCCCATTGTCATTTCAATGCCTCCCATAGTGCAGTAGCTGTCTTGGGACCAATGCCTGGAACCTTCTCGAACTCCGTAGCGTCAGTCATTGTCCACTGTAGTGGCAACCCTTCGAAGTGTTCCAGAATTGCAGCAGCCTGTACAGGCCCAATCCCATTGAACCCTTGGAGGAAGTGGTTCGCCCACCTGATGTTGTCCTTGTGGCCCCACTTGTTCTTCGGGGCAGTCGGTCTCTTGTTGAGGCTCGATCTACCCTTCTGGTGTTCAGGACTCTCTGTCCACTTTTTGAGGGCCAGGATGGCTTGCACCATCTCAGCCTGGTCACGCACACGGTAGGTAGGTATGCCAAACAACATTGCAACGGAAGTCAGTAGCCCGAACATGCCTTCTTTCGTCAGCTTGTCATAGGTACCCATTGGCTTTCCAGATATGGTCCATTGACCGTATCCCTCGAGAATGAAGAAGGCTTGCTCAAGCTCTGCCATCTGACCGAGTTCCTTGGCTAGCCGACCATCATTCATAGATGCTTCGAGGTCGTTCGGGTACTGCTTCCGTTGCACTCCGTACCATTTGCCCTCAGTGCGCCAAAGGAAGTCAACGCCCAATGGCTCAGGCATACCGGAGGTCTTTCCAAGCTCTGCTACCAGGCTCTTAGGCTCGGTTGGTGAGCAGAGAATCTTCTTCATACGCTTCGCAACCCCACGACTTCCCTGTCCTTCACCACGTAATGAACGTAATCCATGGGTCCAGCGTCTTTTAGGTGCGCTCGATCAGTGGCATCTTCTCTGCGAAGGACGATACATCCACTTAGTTCTGGTTCAGGTATACCCGATGGGATATAGATTTGAAATCCCATCAACTCTATCCCGTCAATTTCCAGGACCTTCGAGAGGTCTGACATTGCCCTTGCTGCGTTGAGTTGTTCTACTGTCATTTGTTCCTCGCTGCCTTGCGTTCGGCCACACTCATCTTCTTCTTCGGCTTTTTGGGAGCCTTCCAACCACCTATCCTCATCAGATAGTCCTTGGAGAAGTTGTCAATCTCCTCGTTCTTCAACATCTTGCGCTCACGGTCTTTACCTGTGGTGATCTTCCAGCCACTAGCGGTAACCGTGAACAGGATGGCGGTATGCACGTTGTGCATGAGCCGCTTGTTACCCGTGGGACGCATCCCAATATGACCGAACGTGGACACAATCTCTTTGCTGTCACCGAAGCTGCCACCACCCCTGTTCACAGCCTGCGCACCAGCAGTGACATAGGTGTGACCGCGGTGTTGGTAGAACACCTTCTTGGAGAAGCTGTCATACAGCGGCTTAATCACGTTCCAGTCAGTGAAGCCCTCGAACAGGTTCTCTTTGGCTGGATTCTTCATGCCCTTACGCCTCGCCACGAAGTAGTCACCCTTGTCCTCGCCATAGACCTCGTTGGAGTAGTGGTTCTGGGCTTCTTCCCAGCTCACATCCATCAGGTCAACAACAGCCCAATCCTCATCCTCCATGTCAGTCTTGAGCATGTCGGCAAAGCTTTGGTAGTCACGCCAACCGTCATAGGGAACAGTCACCTGCACCCTGTCGGTATCAGCAAGGTCTGGGTAACCGTCATAGAGCATGCGCTCAAAGGCGTAGTCAGTGTCCAGCACGTAGAACGTACCCTCAAGGTCAGCTTCATGGTACGCCTGAGCGATGTCCAGGATTGCCTTGGACTTGCCAGTGCCGCTGCCACCGAATCCAAGGATCCGTTCTCGAGGCTGACCTTTCGGGATGTGTAGTTGTTTTGCCATGTGTTACCCCTTCCTGGGTGTGACGTACCAGGATTCTGTTGCAGATTCCTTGGTGTACTTCTCAACGAGCTCCTGCCCGTTCTTCTCGCCAGCGATGAGCGCTGCTTTGTCAAGAGTCTTGCGTGTGCCGTGCTGAATCCTTACCTTGTGAAGGTCGGAGGCAAACACATCTCTACCGTTCCTGAACTCGTCCTGTAGCTTCGCTTTGAGCCTCTTCTTCTCAGCGTCTGCCCACTTAGCAGTCTCGTTGACCTCGTTGTACTCAGCCAAGAGGTTGGCAAGCTCAGGTATCTCATCGACAGGAATCTCAGGCTCTTTGATCTCGATGTCCTCTTCTTCATGAAGGAACCAGTACTCACAGAACCACTTCTGTCCACCATCAACATCACAGTCAGGCATTTCGCCGTTCCGCAGTACGTTGTAGATGGTCAGCGCCCTCGAGCGTATCTCGGTCATTGACTTCGGTGGCTCTGCAATGAGCATGGTGTCGATGACGCCATCGTCCCGACGCTTGACGGAGTAATGAGCCTGTAGGGTTTCAGTCCCAAGCATGTAGATGGCAAGTTGCCATGCATACCCCGGCCTGTAGTCGAACCTCTTCTTCGTCCAATCATCAAAGGCATTCCGACTCATGGACTTGCACTCCCACAACCGATCCTCTGAGCCGTACTCAGACTGGTCGTATTCAGTGGAGGTACCCATGTTGATGAAGCCATCGATGTGTCCAACGATGTGCAGTCGGTTTTTGAGGATGGGCAGGTCTACTACGTGTTGGTCGCCATGGATGACGTAACCCTCTTGGGTGAGCTGCTCTGTTACCGCAGCCTCGTGGAGGTGTCCTTCTTCGAACACACGTTTGGTCTTGTCGGTGTGTTCCATGGGCTGCACGCCGTCATAGACAGCCCACAGCTTGCGGACACATGACCCGAAGGCAGACGCCCTGACGTAGATGATGCCGTTCTTGGTGTAAACGCTCGGTGCGTCACTCATGTGTACCCCTTTCTTGAGTCGTAGGCAGCAGAGGAATCGAACCTCTGCTAGCTCCAAGCTGCCTTACCGATTTAGGCTTCTTCGAAGATGCCGTCCTCATCGAGAACCTCGTCGTAGAGATCCTCGTCGTCTTCGACCTCTGGGAACTTGTCGAGGACAGCCTCAACGAATTCATCGTGGTCATCGTGCTTGGAGGCGAGCTTCAAAACCTTTGCCCTGAGCCCGCCGTCAGCTTTTCCCTTTTTGCCACCCTTTTTCTTCTTCTTCTTGCCCACCTCACCGATGAACTTGACTGGAAGAAGGATGTTGTTGATGCGCTCTTCTCCACCGAAGGTCGTCGTGTACTGCTTCGATTCGAAGTCGAACTCGAGACCATTGAAGATGGTTGCATCGGCTGGGCCTACATCGCCAGCCCTTTCCATGATGATGTCGCCTGCCTTCGTCGCAAGAGCTGCGTTGAAGAACCTGGCATAACGGGTGCTGCCGTTGAACTGGTCTCTACCAGTCACGACCTCATTGTCGTCCGTGTCCCAACCGTTACCGATTGAGTAGAGGACGGTTCCCTGCCAGTACTCGTGGTCGCACTCGCCTTCGAGGACGAACACCAGAACATCACCGTTCTGGTACTGCGCATCATAGTTGAACTCGCAGTTTTCGATCTGGACGCGAATGGGACCGTCTTGTCCCGGTAACGCTCCACCTGTCGTGGTTTCCCAAGAGTTAGTACTCAATGGTCTCCCTTTCGTTAGGGAGCAGGAATAGAGCCACCCCTTTGGCGGTTTACCCTCTGCTCTCGGTCAGTGTCACTCACCATACCATCGGTGAGTGACATGTCTACCCCCTCTTCGGGGGAAGCTTTGAAATCTCTTCTCTTAGCTTGACCATACTGGCCTCTGCTGCTTCGACAGCACGTAAAGCCTTTTGGAATTGAACCTCATTGATACCTAGTGTTCGCCTGAGTGCAATTGCCTTGTCTGGATCAACCACTGTTGTGAAATCACTTTTGGTTACTTTGACCATGGGGTCACCTTCCTTGTCTCGTTCTTGGCTATCTCGTACACAGCTCGGGCCATGCGTCCGATGTCTCTGAGGATGATGTGCAGCCTCATAGCGTCACCCCTTCTCGTCGGTGATCGTTCCAAAGGTTCGGTGGGTATTCAAGGCTCAGGGGCGCATACGTGTTATTCCACCAGTTGAACAACAACGCACCAACACGCCCATTGCCATCACGGAACGGATGAATCTCTTCAAATTCTCTGAATAGCTCCGTAGGTGATGCGTCTGTATCGGGAAGGGATTCACACCACAGCTCCATGAGTCGTGGCACGTTCTCCCACTTCGGCTTCACTGATGTGCCGACACGCACGTTCACACGCCGCCAATCGTCACG